AACTGACGCCTCTGCTCCCCCTGTTTCTGGCGGTGGTGGGGTTTCTCCTCCCGCTGGCTCTGCCGCTGGTTCAGGTAATTCAGGTGTTGACCCACCACCTCCGAATGAAGGTAACGGACTTTCAATTTCCGTTTCAGCACCTTGTGTTTGAGTTGTTCCTGTAGTTGTGCCGTAAAGCTTATCAATGTTATCAAAGAATCCTGTCTTAGTGATTACTGTTGCAGTTGCTTTAAGTTCTTCACCAACAGCCCTTTCAATTCTTTGTTGTTGTAAATCAAGTTTAACTTCTTCATCAGACCAACCAAAAATATGTTTCTTAGCCCAAGTTGATGATGTTGCTTGTATACCATTTCCTGGGTCGGCAACTAAATCTTTATATAATAAAACTTTCTCTTTCCAAACATCAATCTTCAACAAGTCAGCTTGAGTTGATGGGTTTGTTAAACCTAATGTAAAGTTAGATAGTTCGTCTTCGAAACCTAATAAGAAAAGATGAATAATCGCAATCTTATTTAGTTCCGCCAACATACTCTTTTGAATACGGTTAATCGTTCTAGCAAATCTAATATCTTGTAATGATAAGTTTTTACCATCACCAACAACTTCTTCAAAACCTAAGAATGCTTTAGGAACACGAAGTGCAGTTAAAAGTTTCTTTTGAATGTATTCAATATCGGCAATCTCTGATAGGTTTGTTGCACCTGGTAATGTATCAATTGGCATTGGTGCCGCAGGGTCACGAACAGGAACGAAATAGTCTTGGTCAACAGCCATTTGGTTAAATCTCATATCAACGTTACCTGTCTTACTATCAACAATTTGTTCTCTTTTGAACTTATTGGCAACACGCTGAACGTATGCTTCAACATCATCATCATTCATGTTTCCTACGAATACTTTGAACACTCTTCTTTCAGGTGCTCTTGATGTTCTATATATCAACATTGCATCCTCAGATAACAATAATTGTTTCCAAATTCTTCTTGCTTTTTCCAACATTGAAGTTCCGTATGGAAGTTTTCTATCGTCACCTAATAATCTGAAGTGAGCAATTTCCCATGTTTGGAATTCCATATTTTTGTTCTTCCATGTAAATGTAAGAGCCTTGTTTGGTTCAGTTTTTTCTATCGAAACTGAAATCTTTTGGCTAGCACCAACTTCATGTCTTTCAATTTCAATAGTTGGTAACTGCTGACATCCAACAATACCTTTTTCAGGGTCCAATTTCAAATACACAAAGTTATCACCATACTTACAAGTGTTTCTTGTCCACATTGGTAAGTTGGTGTTAATATCCAAAGCATTGTTAAATAAATCTGCAAGAACTGATTTTATTCTTTTTGATTCAGAATAGATTTGAAGAATGAATCCATCTTCATTAGTCGTAGTAGATTCTTCGGCATAAATGTCTAAAGCGGCGGAAATTTCAGGAGTATACTCCATAGATTCATAATCATACTGAGCGGACAATCTTGATGGCTCATAATAAATTGCTTGTGAATAAAGATTGTTTTCAACCTTAGTCCACTGGTTTCCCAAATAATAAGTTTGTTGTGCTTGAAGTTTTTCCTTCTCGTATTCTTCCCTACTTTTTGTGCGTAATATTTCTTTTTTATCAAACTTAAAAGTCGGATAATCTTGACCTAAAAGGGAATTAGGTCCGAAAGTTTTGGATAGTCGTTGCCAAACCGTTAAATTCTGTTCTGCCATGATACAATTTTACTTAATACTTCGATAATATAAATACTATCAAGCCCCAAATAACCACTTATATGTTTCGTAGTCTTTTTTAGATGGACCATTATTATAACCTCTCGCATCTTTACCCATTTGTGGAACCATCGGATTGAAGAAATCAGAAGTGTTTTTATTTTCATGAACGTTACTTGTCCAAGAATTTAACATGGCTTTTGTATGATTTGTAACTTTAGTTAAAGATTGAAAGGATTTTTCTGCAACATAAATCGCCATAGAAATACCCATAATACAGTCATCATGATGACCTTTTTGGTGGTCAGGTCTTCCGTTAACATAAATGAAAGTATTCATTTCATTGTATAATCTATTCGAATAAATTTTAAATTCATGTCTTGCAGCTTCTTCTAACGCAGCAATAATTTGAACCCTCTTACTGTTGAAATTTATCCCAGGTATTTTTTCATTCAACTTAGGGTCCCATTTCCATTTGTTAGACGTATCAACGTTATCAACGTATAATCCACCTCCATAAGACAGTTCCTGTAGTTTTCTTGCAGTCGAAACACCCATACCTCCTGTGATATCGACAACACAATAGGCGTTATACATAGTTCCCCACTTATAAGCAATCTCAGCAATTACATCAGGTGGAACCTTTCCAACATATTCCAAAACTTGTTCTCTTTCATCGAAATCAATAATTTGAATACAGGAGAAATCTTCAGAATCTCCACGGGATACGTCGACACCCATTACATATTTGTGACCATTCACAGGCTCTTTGAAAATCCAAAGTGACCCTCCCATAAGTTTTGCCGATGGTTCTCTCAAAGTTTTTTAACCATACTTTCAAACCAAGCAGAACATGGTTTATATCCTTGTTCTATGTAGTCTGTGGTTACACTATGGTCTCTGTCGTATGGATTTTCTGTGGATAAATCTACCACGGCGTCTTTCGGATATTCTTCTCTATTCAACAAATAATGAACTAAATCATTTGTCTTAACCATATACAAATCTCTTGTATATCTCGGGTCACGATACCAAAACATCTCAGATATTTTGAAATCGTTCATGTTTCTTAACGATTGGTCGTAAATTTCATAGTATATTGGGTCGTAACCGTTCGGTGTAGAAACAACAATAACTTTACCCCCCGTAGATAGTGAGGCCATACACGCTGACCAAAAGTCCCCATCAGCCTCAATGAACGCCGCCTCATCAAAAATAAGGATGGTAGGGGTATAACCTCTCAAGGCATCCTTTGATGTTGCCACAGCTTTCACTTCACAGTCATTCGTTAGTTTGAAGTGTCTTTGAGAATTTTTTTCTTTTGCAAACGTAACTCCAACCCATGCTGGCCATTGCTCAGTAAAACCTCTGATTTTGATGGCCAACTCTACAGATGTATCCAATTTGTTGGCAATGATTAGAATTTTCTCGGGTTTTAGTTTTTTAGACGCCCAAGCTGCTGTTACTGTTGACACACCTGCCTGACGATATTTCAAAGCGATGTTTTCATTAAATTTATCGTAATCCTCAATAAGACTTACTTGGTCAGGGAAAAGGTCTAATGGAACATACTTTGATACTGTATTATCGTATGTTTGTAAATAAGTTCGAAGCGCATAAGGAGTGTTCCTCATACATTTCGTAACTTCTATAATTAATTGTTCTTTAGTCACAAATTATTATTTGGGTCTAGATATGCCCAAACTACTCAGAAAATCATCTAAATCATCCTCATCATCTTCATCAGAATCAATATCTTCTTCCTCTTTGTAATCCTCAAATTCTGATTTCATATTAATAGCCTCTTTCATTATTTCTTCAAATTTTGAAGTTGCTTTTTTAATTTTTGACTCATCTTCTGAGATGGCATTTCCTATAATTTCCAAGAATTCTTGTGCCGGTATTTGGTATAACAAGATATGGAACCAGTTTATTAGACCTTTGTTTGATTCATCAAACATTGAATCTGGTAGCGCGTTTCTGAGTCTTTCAACAATCTCAGGTCCTATTCTTAGTTGCATTGGTTCGTTAGCCAAAGTATCAACTTGTGATTGAACTTTTTGACGTAAACCTGGTTCCTTCGGTAATCCATGTCTACCTTTGGCTTCCTCCAACCCTTTTATTATTTCATGACATAATATTGGGAATATTAAACCAGTTGCACTGATTTTTGTATCTGGTGCACCTTCACCACTTTCTTCACCGCCCTCTTCATCTTCATCGGCATTACTCAATTTAACTTTTCCAGCAACACCTTGTCCTGTCTGACTCATCATCTCAATCATTTGTTCCATGGTAAAATACATGAAATCGTTGATTGCCATAATACCTAGATAATCTCTATATAACGATGGGTCTATTTCATCCAATCTCGCCTTTACTGAAGGTTTCTGAAAAATGTAATGACCTTTTTTTGCAGCACCTTGGATAATTGCATTGATAATATTTCTCTTGTGTTTTTCAAGTTCTAATTGTTCTTCATCTGTTAAATCTTCAACATCAAATGAAGGTATGTCAAGTTCGTCTTCTTTTTCCTCCTCTTCTTTCTCATCATCTTCAGGTTCAAATCTGAAATCACCTGTGTCAGGTTGACCTAATTGAGCATCGATTTGATATCTTCCTTCAGGAACTTCTCCTTCTTCTAAAGAAGCTTCGACGGCCAATTGTTCAAGTTCTTCTTTATGAGCAGCTTCAATTCTCATAATATTTGGGAGTCTTCTCATCATTTCACTATAAATCATCCCTTGAACTTGTTGAGAACTAATATTTTGGTTTCCAACAACCTCTTTTAACTTATCCGCAACTTTACCAAATCTTTGACTTACTAGTCTTTGCACATCAGCAGGACCTTTTTTCATCGCAGGGTTTTGAGCGTAGAGATTTTCAGGACTACCTAACTTTCTTTCCAAATTTGGGTCCATTCTTTCTCGTCTTCCACCGTAATCTATTTGTTCTTTTATCTTTGCCATTTTTATTTACGTAATAATTTAATAATTGCATCAATCACTTCATCCTTAGCATCTTCGGCAGAAACCTTTTTTGCTTTTGGAGCGGGATTTTCATTAGGGTTAGGATTTTTGAAAGGACTTGGTGGTTTTTGTGGTTTTGTCCCAGGTTTTCCTGGTTTTGTTGTTGGTGATGTTTTTGGTTTTGAAGGTGCTGTTGCAGGAGCTTCAGACAAATATTTCAATAAATCACCTTTAGTAATTTTGGGCGGTAAATTCTTTTCTACAATCTTCATAATTTGACTTTCAAGAAACAAAGATACAGGATTTTTTCCTTCCTTCAAACTTTGTTTCACGTCTTTTACACATCTTTCATATTTGTTCTTTTCTTTAGCACTCCACAAGTGTCTTTCTCTGGTACCAAACTCTTTACCTAATTGTGCTGTGCAAATACTCCAAGGATTGTTTTTGTCTTTTTTTCCCTTTTTCTTTGCTTCTTCAATAGATTCAACAGCACCAATCATGTTCTTTTCTTTCGGATTATCTAAGTCATCATCCATTCCATCGGGTGCCGACTTTTGAGGCATGTCTTGTGTGTATTCTCCAGCACTCGCATCATCTTTATCAACTTCCACACCACCTTGTTCATCTAATTCATTTTCGGTAGTGATTTCACCGCCTGTTTGACTCATAGTTATTTTTTTACTACTTGGGTCAATATGAACACCCATTTGAGCCAATTTTTGTTGGTCAGCCGAGTTTGATGGGTCATAGGTTACATTTGTTACAGTTTTTTTTATTTCCTCTACAATCAATCTTTTGTGTAAAACATTGATTTGAGATTCTGTCAACTTATGGACAGTTTTTGCCGATAACCCTTTTTCAATTAATTGAAGTGCTTTTAAGTTAGTTTTCATATACAACTTTCTTTTCAAATTCTAATATCAAATCTCTTTCGTAGAGTTTGTCTTTTATTTTTTGTTCTTCTTCACCGAATCTAAAAACAAGTCTTTTCTGACCTTGTTCTTCCTCACTTTCCCAGGCTAACGCAACCACATCATCCATTGCGTCTATCATACAAAAAAAATCGGAGTTCTGAATCAATTCCAACTTTACATCAGTTTTTTTCAGAACTCCTACTTTTTTAATATATTTTAATTCAGGTGGTGTTGGGTAACCATTTGATGGTTTACTCTCCCAAGCCTCACCCCACACATCCAAATTATCTGAGAAAATGAATTCGTAAAGGTTGTCTCCTTTATAGTTGGGTCCTAATCCGTTTACGTAAATCAAATAACTCATATTACTAATCCTTCTGGTGAAATCTTAACTTGTTTTGTTTTATTTTCAAACACCAAATTTTTCTTATTAGTAATTCCGATAAATTGGAAGTTATAGTTTTCTTCTAAGAACTTTTTAGCCGCCAATTCTTGTTCGAAAGTTTCTGTCATTTTCACAACATCTTTCATTTTTTGCTTTACACCTTCTTTAATCAATTGTTGTTTGTTAGCATTTCTTTCTTTATTTTCTAAAATTTCTTTTTTAGAAACTTCAAAATATTTTGAAATTACTTTATCAACTTTTGATTCTTTGAAAATGCTATCGAAAATTGCTCCGTGACCTTCACCCATTTCAGGTTGTGTTTGGTCAATGTCAACATCCATATCAGCTTGAATATCTTCAACTTCAGTATCGTCGGTCATATCTTCACCACCCATATCATCAGCACCTAAATCTTCAGACTCACCTTCGAATTTAGACATAATGTCTTCTTTATCTTCTTCAGTTAGTTCACCTAAGTTTAAAGAAGATAAAACCATATTGATAACATATTTGATATTTTCTGAAGTCATTCCTTCTTCGTTATCTAATACTCTAATTTTTTGAGTTAATTTACCTGTAAGTTTTTGGATTGTTTTGAATGTAACCTTATCTTCAGATGGTTCTTCAGCATCAACGTCAACATCAACTTCAGTATCAACCTCTTCTCCACCCATATCATCTTCCACTCCCATATCCATACTCATATCATCTTCTGCACCCATGTCAGCACCTTCTTCACCACTTGGTACTGGTGATGGAGGTAACTCAGGAGATGGAACTGCAGGAGGTGCCGCTGGAGCTGGTGCTGCAGGAGCCGCTGGAACCTCAGGTTCTGCTTTAGGAGTTTTCAAAACGAATTTTTTTTGTTCACCATAAAGTGAAACTTCTTCTTCGTTTTCGTTAACTCTATTTAATTCACCAGCCAAAAGATTCAATCTTTTCAATGCCTGCGAATAAGAGGAATAATATTTCCTATTTTTCATAGGCTCAATATAATCTGTTTCAGATTCAGATATA